GGATCGAGTTCGCCCCGCCGGCGAACGATCCCTTCGGCCGGACGCTCTGCGTCTGGTGCAGCTGCCCGCTCGGGCCGACCGAGAAGGGCGACATCTGCGAGGACTGCGCCCACGGCGACGATCGGGAGGGGAACTGATGGGCATCGGCTTCAAGGCCGCGGTCGCCGCGGCGCACACGCCCGGCCCGTGGATTCTGGACGATCCGCGGCGCGTCCGCCCCGAGTACGTGGGCTATCACCACATCGACGCCGGCAAGGGCTTCCACGACGAGCACACTGGCACGGACTTCGGCCTCTCCGGCTTCATGTCTGAGGCGGACGCCCGCCTGATCGCCGCCGCGCCCGACCTGCTCGATATGCTCAAGCGCGTGCTGCGCGCGTCGCCCGTGTTCGAGCGGGATTGCCTCTACCCGGAGGCGTGCGAGTTCGTCGCCAAGGTGGAGGGCCGGTCATGAGCCGCCCCCGCATCGACCTCCGCGAGACCACCAAGTCTGTCCGCACCGACCTCGACGGCCACGACCTCGGCCGCGGCATGGCCATCCTCCGCCTGTTCCTCGGCGGCTTGATCGTGATCTTGCTCGGCGGCATCTACGTCGGCCACCTCCTCTACTCGGGCATCGACCGCGCCGCCGAGGTGCGGGCGTCGAAGGCCGAGCAGATGGCGCTCGAGCAGATGACGCTGGGGATGCGGCCATGATCGCGGTCGGCCTCCTCATGATCGTCGCCGGTGTCGGCTTCTCCGTGGCCACTGTCGTCGGCGTCGCCAACGCTCCACGGACGGCTCCTGACATAGCGGTTGTCGCGCTCGTCGCCCTGATCTCCGCCGCGCTGATCTTCTTCGGCTGGGATCTCGCCTTGGGAGGGCTCTCGTGATGGCCGAGGTCACATGGACGACGGCCGTCTCGTGGATCGAGGCCGAGATGGTGGTGGAGAAGCGCCCGGCCGGCGTCCGCGTCGAAGGCCGGTACTACCTCTCCGCGAAGCACGCGCTCGCCCATCGGGTTCAGGCGGCGATCGACGCGCAGTTGGCGCTGATCGCCCTCGTCATGTCGAGGAGGGCGCGGCCATGAACCTGCACGAGCTCGTCAACGCCCCCGGCGCCGGCCGGGCGGAGAAGATCCTGAAATCAGCCGGCCTCTGGCAGGAGGTTTCCGACGACGGCCTTCCGGTGTGGAAGGTCGAGGTCGCGATCACCAAGATCGGCTGGACGCACGTCAACGTTGCCGCCGTCAACGCCGAGGAAGCCAAGGAAGCCGCCGAGCGGTTCTGCCGCGACAACCCCGCCCGCGGCGACTGCTTCGATGAATACGAGCGCACCGACTTCGAGGCGGTGAAGGCGAAGCCGACGCACGAGAAGGCGGAAGAGCCATGATCCCGCACGCCCTCATGGTCGCCCTGCTGACGTGCCTGGCGCAGCCCGGCCCCGAGGCGCTGGCGTGCGTCAACGCCAACCCCGAGCTGGCCGCCCGCGCTGAGTTGCTGACGGCCCTAGCCGCCACCCTGCCCGCCGAGAAGCCCGCGCCCTGCCTGCGGTTCCGCTCCTGCGGACGCCGCTGATGAACACCCAGGAGGATTCGATGAACCAGCCGCAACCGCAGCTATCGCTCGACGTCGAGGAGGCCGAGGAGGTCGCCCCCGTCCAGACCAAGGCCCGCCGCAAGGCCGCCGTCCAGGCCGCCGAAGCCCCCGATACCTACCGGCGCGCGCTGGCCGTCGCCGAGCCGCAGCCTACCGGCCTCGCGCTGGTGATCGAGCGCGTCCTTCGGAACGACGACATCCCGTTCGAGAAGCTTGAGAAGATGCTCGAGATGCAGGAGCGCATCGACGCGATGCAGGCCCGCAAGGCGTTCGATCAGGCGATCTCCGCGGCCAAGGGCGAGATCCCCGAGATCACGAAGAACCGCCATGTTGGGTTCGAGGCTAAGAACGGCGGCGCGAAGACGGACTATCGCCACGAGGACTTTGCGCAGATCGCGCGGGCGGTGGATCCCATCCTCGCCCGCCATGGCCTCTCCTACCGCTACCGCACCCAGCAGGCCGAGGCGCGCGTCACCGTGACGTGCATCCTCGCCCACCGGGACGGGCACAGCGAGGAGACGACGCTGACCTCGAACGTCGACGCTTCGGGCAACAAGAACCCGATTCAGGCGGTCGGCTCGGCGATCACCTACCTGCAGCGGTACACGCTCAAGGCCGCGCTCGGCCTCGCCGTCTCGAACGACGACGACGGCGCGACGAGCGGCAACGCGGCCGGCGCCGACACCATCACCGAGGAGCAGTTTCATACCCTCAAGGAGCTGATGGAGCAGGCGGGCGCGGGCGGTCAATTCCTGAACCTCTACGGGATCGACCACATCGGGGAACTCCCGGCGAAGATGTTCGGGCCGGCGCAGTACGCGCTGAACCAGAAGATCGCCGCCCGCAAGGCGAAGGGCGGCGCCGATGCTTGAGGTCTTCGCCCACGAGCAGGGATCGCCCGAGTGGTTCGAGTGCCGCCGGGGGATCCCGACGGCCTCGATGTTCGCCACCGTCCTCGCCAAGGGCCGGGACGGCGGGGACAGCAAGGGGCGCGCGACCTACCTTCACAAGCTCGCCGGGGAGGTCATCACCGGCGAGCTGGCAGAGAGCTTCTCGAACGCCCACACCGAGCGCGGGCACGTGCACGAGCCGGTCGCCCGCGGCCTCTACGGCTTCATCAACGACGTCGAGCCGGCGCTCGTCGGCTTCATGCGCAACGGCCGGCGCGGCGCCTCGCCCGATAGCCTCCTCGGCGACCGCGGGATCCTCGAGATCAAGAGCAAGCTCCCGCATCTCCACATCGAGATCATGCTTCGGGATCGGTTCCCGTCCGATCATCGCGCCCAGGTGCAGGGACAACTCTGGATCGCCGAGCGCGACTGGTGTGACCTGGCGGTCTACTGGCCTGGCCTGCCGCTCCTCGTCTACCGGGAGCACCGCGACGAGGAGTACCTCAAGACCCTCGCCGCGGCGATCGACGCCTTCAACGAGGAGCTCGACCGGATCGTCGATCGGGTGCGCTCCTACGGCGATCCCGATGCCTTGCGGCGGTCCCTCCAAGGGAGCGTGGCGGCATGAGCCCCGCCGAGATCGTGGCCCTCTACCTGCGGCGCGAAGCGGAAGCCGGCGGCCTCGCCAAGGTCGATCCCAAGAAGGTCGCCGAGGGCGTCGCCGCCGAGCTCGGCCTGCCCTACGCGGACGTCCGCGAGGCTCTCATGAACAAATGGACGGGGGGCGCCTCGGGATGACGAAGTACGTCCGCGCCCGGTGGAGCGACGGCGCCTTCCGCCCGCAGGGGCAATGGGAGCAAAGCCGCTGCGAGCGTGACTTCGCCGGCGCCGGCCTCGTCACGCTGACGGTCGAGCACGAGCGGGACATGGTCTCGCACCGCAAGCAGTTCGCCGTCGTCCGCACCGCCTGGAAGAACCTGCCGGAGACGCTCCGCGACGAGGACTTCGCGGTCAACGAGGACTGCCTCAGAAAGTACGCCCTGATCCGCTGCGGCTACTGCGACGTCGAGACCGCGCTCGCCTACTCGAAGGCGGCCGCGCTCGAGCTCGGCGCCCTCATGGGCAACCTCGCGCGGCAGGCGCACGGCTACTGCATCGTGCAGACCCAGAAGCGCGCGGTGCGCGTCTGGACGCCGCACAGCCAATCCACCCGCACCACGAGCGCCGAGACTTTCTCGGAGCAGAAGAGGGACGTCACCTCGTTCCTCGCCGACCTCCTCGGAGTGTCGATCGAGGCGCTTGAACAGATGGGGCGGCAGGAAGCCGCGTGAAGGGGACCAGAATGGCAGACTTCATCCTAACTCCGGACATCGACGACAGCGAATGCCGGGTGATCGCCGAGGTGCTGGCGCAGACCTGGCACTACCACATGATCGCCTCCGGCGTGCCGACGCAGTTCTCGGCGAACGTGGTCAGGGACACCATCCGCAACGCCCGCCAGCACAGCGTCGCCCAGGCGTGCGCCCGGGCGGCCGAGTCCGACCGCCGCAGGAAGAAGGCCCGGCCGGTGCCGCGCCTCGAGGTGGTCGGATCCTGATGGCGCGCTCCGACGCCACTCTGGCCGACGTCCTGCCCTACCTCCGGGCAGGGTACGGCGTCGAGGACATCGCCGTCGGCTTCGGCCTGACCTACCGGGACGTCGCCGACATCC